TTTCATATAATTTTTTAATACCTTTAACTCCATATTTACTAGCAAAACCTCCTAACAAAAAAGCTGCATCAACAGAAGCACTTCCACCTGCTTTTGTCAACTCGCTATTTATATAATTATAATCACGTTCTTTTTCAGGTTTTAAATATTCTCCTACTACATTATTTAAATTTACCCCAGACGCATAAAATGGAATTAAAAGAGATCCAACTTTATTAAGATCCTCTGCTATCTTAGCAGGTGACTTACGATTTTTTCTTTCACTAATAGCTTTTTCATCAAAACTTTTAGGATCAGGTCCAAACTTACCACTTGTAGCCTCTTTATCTAAAGCATCCATTACATTACGATCTTCTTCTGATAATTTAAATAGTCCTCCCATTTTATAACTTTTTGGTTTTTTTATTTCATTTTTATTCATAAATGCCATTTCCATTTGATCTTTCATTATTGCACCACCTTTATTCATACCTTTTTTTGTTACATAATTTTTAATATTTTCTAATATTTCTTTTTGTTCAGAATTATAAGTCTTATCTATTTCTTCTTCATTAAATTGATTAAAAACATATCCTCTAAGTAATTGAGGATAACCTGTTCTTTCTAACCAAGAATTAAAATCTCTTTCTTCACCAAAATTATTTTTATCATATTCATACATACTTTCCATTGTTTCTATAGGTGTAGAATTTTTAAACTTTTGATATTCTTCAGAAAGATATTTATCTTCATTGACTAAATGATGAGATATAATATCTCCTGCAATATCTTCTGGCCTTACATCTTTAAATATTTGTAATCCATATTCATTAATACTTATATTTTTTGGCCTTGGCCTTTCTAGAGAGCCTGGTTCTCCTGGTGGGAAGTGTTCTAAAAAGAAAGGGCTATTTTTATCAGGGGTGTTTACTATTTTATAAGGGTAGTCTTCTAAAATAGGATACGTTTTTTTTGCAACTGCATAAGGATCAGCCATTTACTTTTCCTGTATTTATATATTTTCTGCTTGGACAATAGCTCATAGGAGAAACTTGATATTTTTTATAGTGATATGGGTAAGCTTCTTGTTGAGTCATATGTGATGGTCTGTAAGTACAAACCATAACAAATTTATTATTATAATTGTTTTCCCAAATGTAAGCATAAGTTACAGTCACTAGTATGTATAACAATTTTAACTACCATTTACTTTTTCTCTTAACTGTGTTAAAGAACGTAATGCACGTATCTCACCTTGTAATCTAAACATTTCAGAAGGATCATCATATTGTTCCAGTTTAATATGAGCTATGGCAATTCTTTCATAAAGTTCTCCAAGCATAGCATCCCATTGAAGTTTATTATTTACAACAAGTTTTAACTCACTCATTGAACAGGTCCAGTATTACCAGAGAAGCCCTGTTCTCCTGGTGTAGGTGCTGTTCCTGTTCCTATAGTCCCCCCACCACTACCTTGTGTATCTTGCACTTGTGCTCCTGCTGGTGCGCTCTGTGGACTAGCCTGTTGTGGTGGTGGATTTTCCGCTTGAAACTTTTTAAGTATATCTGCTTGTATAGCAGCTTCTGCCATGCTATTACCAACTTTATCAGGATCAAGATCCATAGACTTAGCAATCTCACGAACAATATAATCCATTCTAGCAAATGGCGCAAGAGCAGGATTAGATACTACTTGCATAAACTGCATGAGTCTTTGGCTGCGTACTTCAGTAGCCATTAAACTTTCTGTACCACGAGCCTTTACTTCTAAGTCACCTTTAATTTCTGAATCAAAATTAAACTGCATATTAAAATTAAAGAAAGCTTTACCTAATGGTGCAAGTAAATAATCATCTATATTTTTAACAACATTTCTTATAGAGCCATTAGCAGCAGACATGAGCATAGAAATACCAGAAGCAGTTCTACCTACTCCTGATACACCTGTTTGACCATGTGCAAAAGAAGGGAAACCAGTTGACTCATCAGAAAGCACCCTTGCTTTATCAAACATCTGCATGTTTTCATTAGATACATTAGGGAACTTAGTGCCAAAAATGGCTTGACCAGGAGCACCACCTTGTCTCCTAAATACTTTACCTGGGTATACAGATAAGTCTTGCCCTGGAACTAAGTTAGTTTCATCTATCTCAATAAGCAAGTTGCCTGAGAGTGCAGCATTATCTACTGCCATACGCATAAAACCATTCATAAGAGTTTGAGTATCATCCATATTTTCTGCAATACCTACCCCAAAAATACTATAAGGGTTCATTTCATATGGAGCCGCAAAGTATGGAATATATGCAGGAGTAAATGGATTCATAACTAAACGAAGAACTTGCCCATTACAAACCCAAACATTCACACTTACTTGTTCAGAGTCTTCTAACTCTTCAGGTATATCTATGTTTTGATCTTTTAACATTTCTGTATCACAGAAACCCCAAAACTCTAAAACTTCAAATCGTTCAACACTATACTCCTCAGAGTCATCTTCCATAATGTGTTCCCACCATTCTTTCTGATAAGACTCACCTAATTTTAAAGCATTTTCAAGAGCATTTTCACGAAAGTATGGGCGATTTTTTAATCCACGTAATTGAGAACGTGACATTTTGTGACGTTCAATAATATATTCTGCTTCTTCCATAGTGGCAGCATCAGGGTCAGGATAAAAATTCCAAACAGATACACTACTTGTTTGAGGAATAGTTTTAAATACAGGAGAATAATTACCTTCTTCATCCCAATTAGGATATTCTTTATCTACGGCAAATGGTCCCTTCATAATACCAGTGCCAAATAAAGCAGTTTCAAATGCAGCAGCACGTAAATGTTTTTTAGCATGGGATTCTTCTAGCTGGTCATGTATTCTTTTTTCCATTTTTTTGGCTGCAACTTCTGCTGGATGAAATTCAACTGTAGTTGGAGTATCTCCTGTACCTTCTTCTAGTTTATCTATTACAGGGTCTAATTTATTTTTTAAACCAGCAAGTCTTTCTATAAATTGTGGATAAGTCTCTCCAGGTTTTAAAACTAAATCTCTTTTAGCTTTAACTAGTTGATCATTAGTTTCAAAATTTACTGTTTCTGCAACACCTTCTGGAAGAGTGGTAGGATCTATTGTAATAGGAAATCTTTGTTTTCCAAATAAAACTTCAGCAATTTGTCCATATGCAGCTAACACTTTAGTCTTAGTTACCTTAACAAATACTTTAGATTTTTCTGTAGAAGTAAACTGTACATCTGGACCATATAAACCTCTGTAGTTTCTGTAAGATTGTACCCATCGTTCTTCATCCATACGCCTAGATGTTTCAGCTTTAGAATATTTTTCTTTTATAAAACTTACAATTTGTCCTGCTGCTGGGTCAGAATACTGTTCTTTTTCCATATCTTCAATGGAAGAAGTTTCTTCTCTGTCCATAATCATTTCTTCAAAATCTTCTTCCATTGTTTTATTACCTTATAAAATTGAATTTACTACTGCTGATACTACAAAAAATGCTACTACTACTGCTGCTATTTCTATCATTTATATCTCCTTTAATGTTCTAATGTTGTTATTATTTCCAACTGTTTTTCAAGCACAGTAACTCTTCCCTTGAGTTTAATTTGTTCTGTGAGCATTAGGCTCAAGGAGTTTTCCATTTCCCACAGTTCGTCTAATTCTTCATCTAATTCTACACCCCAGTACTCTAAAGTATATTTAATATCTTCTACATCTCTTTTAAGATTTATTTCTTTTTCTTGAGCTACTCTACTTGACATTTCAGAAACTGTTTCTTGCAGATTACTAATTGTAGCCGCTTGTTGAGATACCCACCAAACTCCACCTGATATTTGTAATATCATTGCTATTACTAATGCAATTGGTAATTTTAAATTATCCATTATTTTTTACTTTTAAGTTTTTTAGATTTAGGTTTAGCTGCTATAATAATAGCAAGACCACCTGAATGATAACTTTTCTTTTTTGGAGATTTTTTTATTTTTAATTTGGAAGTTTTTTTATTTTGAGGCATAGTTAATCTCCTTTTTTCTTACACTCTAATTGAATTTTATAATATTCATTTGTTTCATGTTTCTTCCAATTGTCAGAACTAATAATTTTTTCACATTGTTTTAAAGTAAATAATTCTTTCATTACATATTGATTGCCCATATAAACCCACTCACTACCATTACTGCCCCACATACTTATAACCACTAAAAAAATTTTCATGTTTAATATCCAAACGTTGAGTCTGACATTTGAAATCCTGTAGTATGGTTATTAGGATCAAAATCAAATAAATTACTTTTTGGTCTTGTCATTATACCATAACGTAAGGCATCATACAAGTGATCTTCTGCATTAGTATTCACATCTTCTGGGTTATTTTTATCAAGAGGAAGGGCAGGTAATTGAGATATGGTATTAGTACAAGTGTTAAAAAATACCAATCTAGGTTCTTCTGTAAACTCATCTACTTGCAATCTCCTATGTAATTCATTTTTACCAGCAATACGAGATCCTCTTGATCTATCTGATGGCCTCCACCTACACCCTTTCATTATCATTTGTTCTGCAAGAGATGGACCAGTATCACCCCTTTTATGCCAGAGAGAAGAATCTAAAACTCCATAACGTATTTTATCTTCATTCTCTGCTTCTAATACCATATCTGCTAAATCTGTAGCAGTTACTTTAGATACGTAAAGTTCTCTATAAACAACTAATTGTTCTGCAGGTGTTATAGTAAACCAAACAACTCCTGTATGAGAACCATAACCATAATCACAAGCTCTAAACTTTATCCAACTATTAGGTATATCATAAGGTTCGATAACATGAACTTTACGATTGAACTCAGGAAAAGCAGCACCTTCATTTATATCCCAATCACCTTCAAGTAATTGTCTACGTTGATGTTCAGGTAAAGATAAAAGGTTAGCTTCATATAAACCATCATCAGAAAGATAAGGATTATCAAAAAGTGTAGCAGGTATAAACTTACGTTTAAATAAAGGTTCCCCTTCTCTGCTATGTCCTTTAGGCCACGTAATTATTTCTCTACTATCTATATCTGTAGCCCAATAAGATTTATTGTGTTCTGCTGGATCAATAAAAGTTTTCTTTACCCAACTATGACCTGGACCACCAGGGTTACTTGTAGCCCTCATGTATAATGGCAAACTACTATCTTTAGTTGTACGTAATCTTGAACGCATATAATTCCAAGGATAAGGTGTAGGCCATTGTGTAAGTTCATCAAAGCCAATCCAATTAAATGCTTGACCTTGATATCTCATAACATCATCATCTCTATCAAGATAAGACATCCAAAGTGTTGCACCTGATGGTGCTACCCAAGTTTTATCCCTTTCCATAAATTTTATTCCAGGGATAGCTTTTGGATATAATTGTTTAGAAACTGATATAAGTTCTCTTAACTCTTCTGTGCTACGTCTAACAAGTAACATACTAGCGTGTGGATTATTAAAGTATCTAACAGGGTCAGCAACCATTGCATAAGATTTACCACCACCAGCACTTCCACCATATAATACTTCTTGTTCTGTAGCAGCTAGAAAAGCTGTTTGAGGGCCAGGGTTAGGTTCAAATATTATTTCTTTTGGTTTTTCTAAAATTTCAGACTCAACTGAAACTTGCGGCTTCTTTGTTTCCTTTGATTCTAGCTTCAATTTTCTCCGCTTTTTCAAAGGCTTCTTTGTATCGCTTGGCAAGGTAGCGTTGATTTGAAGCTGTTGTCTTACGTTTTTTTTCAATCTTTACTCTCTTCATTAAACCCACATGAGATATTCTTCTACCTGATTGTGTACTTAACCAATTTGCTACATCTCTATAACTATACTGTTTTAAAAATACTTTAGCTTTTTCATATAGTTCTAGTTCTTCTTCTATAGGTAATAGTATGTCTTTATCTTCAGGATCTTGTTCATATCCAAAAGGTATATGTCTTCCTATCCTGACAACAGGATGCCAAACAAATCCTTCATCTGTTTTGTCTGGCGGTGGTAATGTCCATTGTTTTTCAATCTTCATTTTCTTTTGGGGGTAAAATAAATAAAGGACTTTCAGATTTTACTTCTACTTTTTCTGTTTTAACAAAACCTGCTCTGTCAAGTAAATCTTTTGCTGCTGCCATTTTTTCTTTATTTCCTAAGTCTGTAGGATTATTAAGTACATTTACCATTGACCAAGCAGCTTGAGGTCCACGAGTTGCAATAAATTTTTTTGTTAAATTTGCAACTTCATCTTGTAAAGAGTTTAAAATAGTTGTAGAGGAAATACCATCAGCATATCCTGCAAGCTTTCTAGCTTTAGCAGGACTGCCTTGAGCTTCTTCAAATAAGACATCTAAAAATTTTTGTTGTTTTTCTGTAAGATTACGAGGCATTTTTATTCCTATGCTATTATAAAGTCTATAGTTTGTCTCAATGTAGTATATTTATTAGAGTTATATGGGTGATAAGCATAAGAAGTTTCATACTTATATTTTTCTGCTTTTTTATCTATAGCTTTATATGTTTCTTCTATAAGATCTTTTTTAGGTATAGTAGTTTCTGGAGTTGGTAAATTAAAAGGAAGTGTGGGTGTAAAAGGATCTATCTTCATACTATGTTACTTTCCTATAGGCTCTGGTTTTTTTTGCAATTTTTTTAGGTTGAGCTACATGCTGCTTACCTGCCTTAGTACCTTTTCTTTTTGCTCTGCTTGTAGCAGCATACTCAGAAGGGCTAAGAGACTTAATAGCCGCAGTAGGTAAATATCGCTCACCAGTTTTAGCACTAGGCTTACCACTCTTAGTACGCCACTTTTGTTTTGTCCAAGACTTTAAACTTTTTTGTGATTTAGCTAAGGCCATTTAACAACAATCACACCCATCATGGCATTTTTTATTTATTAATGCACACCATAGTCTTTTTAAGTATCTTTTCATTTATACCCTCCTCCTGCTTTTTTGTAGGCAGAAGCTAACATTTGTGCTTTTCTTGCTGACCACTGACCAGCACCACCACCTTTAGTTCCTGCTTTTATTCTAGCAAACTGACGCTTACGCATAGCTGGCTTAGTGTAATTACCTGCTTTGTTTACCGTAGACTTTTTGGTAGATTTCATTACGAGTTAATCCTATATCTTTTAATGTTTTATCAGACATTTGTTGCAATCTCCAATATGCAACTCTACGTTCTTGCTGTTTTATTAAACACTTTTTTAATTTTGTCCACATTTATCTTATCTTTTTAAATAAAGGGTTTGTCCTAATAAACATAATTTTATATAAATGTGGACATATTAAAAGTGATATTATTGCATACCTGTTATATTAAAATACAGTATATTCTACCATAACAGTAAATCTGCCTTGTTGAGAAGTATTACTATTAAGTGTAGTTGTTGTACATGCATACAAATTTACCAAGCTAGAAGCAACTGTAATATTAGGATCAAATACATGAACACCAGCACTATTAAAGTTAATATCAACTTCAGTTACACTTGGAGCAGCAGATATTTGTGGGTCA